AGCAACAACTAAAGAAGAAAACCACACTCAAATTTCAACAAAAGGTGTGCAAGTTTCTGGAACAAACGAAGCAGTTACTTCAGCTGGTAGAGCTAACGAATTAGCTTATCAAGTTGCAAAAGCAGCAAAAGAATTAAAAAGAGATATGGAAACAGCTCTTTTATCTAATGTTGCAAAAACTGCAGGTAACGCAACAACTGCTAGAAAATTAGGCGGTTGCCAAACTTGGATTGAAACTAATGTTGACGCTGGAGCTGGTGGATCAGGTGCTGGAAACGGTGCTGCTAGAACAGATGGTACTCAAAGAGCTTTCACTGAAGATCAGTTAAAAGGCGTTTTGAGAAGTTGTTTTAACGAAGGTGGAAACCCTAATATGATTATGGTTGGTGCTTTCAATAAACAAAAACTATCTGGATTTACAGGTGGTTCAACTAGATTTGATTCTGCGGAAGATAGAAGATTAATTACTTCTATTGATGTGTACGAATCAGATTTTGGTACGCTTCAAGTTGCCCCTAACAGATTTATTAGAGGTGCTAATGGTACGGCTGCTAAAATAGGCCAAGACGCATTAGTTCTTGAAATGGATATGTGGGCTGTTGCTTTCCTAAGAGATTTTGCTCTACAAACTCCTGCACAAACAAAAGATGCAGATCAAAGATTTTTAGTTGCAGAATATACTCTTGTGGCAAGAAACGAAAAAGCAAACGGATTAGTTACAGACTTAACTACTTCATAATAATAAAATTGTGTGGGGTGTAACCTTGCATTAAATACGCCCCATGCAATCAACCCAATGTTGAAGTCTTAAAAAGGTTATAGACGGAACAACAACGGAGTAAAAAATGAGAACTTTAAACGATTATTTTTTAACTGCTGAAATAGAAGATGTATCAACTGCTTCTTCTACATTTGTTGCAGTACCGGACGGTGGTAAAATTGTAAAAATTATTACCGCTTTACAAGGTGCAATATCTGGAGGAAACGCAGCTATATCTTTTGAAATAGGCGGAACAGCTGTAACCAATGGTGGTATAACAGTTGCTCACTCAGGTTCTGCGGCTGGAGACGTTGATACGGCTTCACCTACTGCTGCAAACAGAGTAGAAGAAGATGGAACTATTGAAATGATTACGGACGGTGGTTCTACTGGAACTAAAAAATTACTTGTTACATTCGTTATAAGAAGATAATAAGTTTATGGGGGGATCTTGCCTAGCGGTACTTCCCCCCTACAATAATTAAGGAGAAAATATGAGTTATAATTATGCTTTAAGACCTGGAACTACACAGAAACTTAATACAAATAATTCTTCAACGGCTTCTACTGCATTTGGTGCACAAACCGAATATATTAGAATAGTTGGAGATGCGAATTGTCATTTTGTTTTAGGTGCTTCCCCAACGGCAAGTGCAACATCTGCTTTCCTACCATCTGGAGAAGTTGAAGTATTAAAAGTTTCACCTGGCGAAAAAATTGCAGTATTTCATGGATCATCTACGAATGTCTATGTTACTGAAATGAGTGCGTAGTGGCCAAAAGAAAGTTTGTTCATTTTGTACCTAGACCAAAACCAAAAAAAAGACCTGGTAGGCACAAAAAAGATTTAAACAAACATGAAAAAAGAAACAAAAAACTACTAAGATACAAAGGTCAAGGAAGATGAAAAAAGATGTTCAAATAGACGGATTAAAAAAAGAAACTATTCTATTAGATGATCAAGACAAACAAATCGTAGTAAAAGAAGAAGTTAATATAGATTCACATATTAAACATAATAAAAATCTTTATAATCTTAATGACGGTTATTCTAAAAGTAGAGATTTAAAAAGAGTTGCTTCTATACCAACTTTAGCTTTACAAGTTTGGGCTAATGAGTACAATGGTACTAATAATTGGTTCGCTTTACCAAAAGAAGTACAAAAACAAATTATGAAAAAAAAATTAAATAGCAGTGAATTTAAGTATTTTAGAACTGCGGAGGGTAGATTGTAATGGCATTATCAAGTTATTCAGAATTAAAAACGGCTATTGCTAATTGGTTAAATAGAAGTGATTTAACTTCCGAAATTTCCGAAGATTTTGTTGTTTTAACAGAAGCCGATTTTAATTCTAAATTAAGAATAAGAAAAATGGTTGCACAAACAACTATTACTATTGATTCGGAAACGGAATCTATACCGTCAGATTTTTTACAAGTAAGGGATTTTTATATTTTAAACGGCGGAACTAAGTATGCTTTGAAATATATAACACCTGCACAAATGGATCAGATTAAAGGTGGTTCAAGTTCAGGGCAACCCTCTACCTATACAATACTTGGCGATACTTTTAGATTTGCCCCTACACCTTCTTCGGCTTACACAGGATATTTAAATTATTATCAAAGATTTTCAGCATTATCTGATTCAAACACTTCTAACTTTATTTTAACCAACCACCCTGCAATTTATTTATATGGTTCTTTGTATCATGCGGCTAACTTCTTAGGAGGTGTTGACCCACAAAGATTACAACAATGGCAAAGAATGTATGAAACGGCGATGGAAAGACTAGAAAGAAACGATAGAGAAGATCAATATGGTTCTGCACCATTACAACAAAGATCAGATGTAACCGTAGCCGGTTCTTTTAATGATAATTTTATTGCGGTAAGTAACAACAACCAATAGGAGTAAAATGCAAATACCTTTTGGCGAATGGCTTCCAGACCAACCGGAATATTTAAATCCAGGTGCAAACGTAGCTAACAATGTTTATTTTGCCCAAACTTCTTATAAAAGATTTCCATCATTAGTAAATTATTCTTCTAACGATATAGGTGCAAACAGTAGAGGTGCCGGTTCATTTAGAGATAATTCTAACAATGTATTTAATTTTGTAGCTAAGAATACCGATATATACCAACTAGACGGCGGAACATTTACGTCAAGAAAAGGTAGTTTAACAGGTGGCGACACAGATTATTTTACCTTTACACAATTTGGCCAATATGTAGTTGCTAGTAACGGTAAAGATGCAGCACAATATTATTTAATGGGTACTTCAACTAACTTTGCTAACTTATCTTCTATTGCAACTTCTGGAACCGTACCGGTATTTAAAGTTTCAGGTGTCGTTAGGGATTTTTTCGTAACCGGTAATCACACAAATAATTCTAATCGTATTCAATGGTCTGGAATAAATGATTTATCAACTTGGCAATCTGGTACAAAACAGTCGGATTTACAAGATTTACCAGGCTCCGGTGGACAAGTAGTTCATATAACATCTGGAGAGATTGGTTATGTATTCAGACAAAATCAAATAATTCGTATGGACTATGTAGGGGGTGCTACTGTGTTCAGATTATCTGTTATTTCGCCAAATAGAGGTGCCGTATTAGGTAGAACCGTTTGTCAAGATAATCGTAGAGTGTTTTTCTATGCGGACGATGGATTTTTTGAAATAAATGGTGATCAAATAATTCCTATTGGTGCTGAAAAAGTAAATAGATTTTTTGACGTAGATTTAAACAAAGCATATACCGATAGAATTTGTGCGGCGGTTGACCCATTTAATCAACTTGCCATGTGGTTATATCCGTCCGCTAGTAATACGGCTAACACTACCGGTATTTGTGATAAAGTAATTATTTATAATTATGCTACGCAAAAATGGTCAACGGCAGACGCTAATGCTAGTACAATATTTTCACAATTTGTAGGTGCATATACCGTTGAACTTATGGATATTATTTCGGAAAACTTAGATTCTATTAATATTGCTTTAGATACTGACTTTTGGAATGGCGGACAATTATATTTAGGGGCAATAGATAATAATTTTAAAGCGGCTATTTTTTCCGGTACGGAAAATCAAGGAACAATAGAAACAAGGGAAATGGAGTTGTTTCCAGGTCATAGAAGTAGTATTACCAATGTAAGGCCTATTGTTGACGCAACTTCAACCGTAACAATAAAAAGTAGGGAAAGATTAGCCGATAATGTTACAGAATCGTCTTCTTCAAGTATGGTTACAAGTGGGGACAATCCTGTAAGACAATCTGGAAGATATTTTAAAATTAAAGTTACAACACCTGCCGGTTCTGTTTGGAAACATGCACAAGGCGTTGATGTAATTGCAACAAGAATTGGATTGAGATGACGGAAAAAACTGATATAGATAATGTTAGATATAGTTTTGAAACTCAAGAGTTCTTTCAAAGACAAATTGAAGAAGCTATCAATACTTTAATAAATGATAGAAACAAAGAAAGCGATAAGGCTTTCGCATGGTTTTTAGGAGATTAGATGCCAACTAATATAAAAGATTATTCAACAACACAAGCAAACAACACTTCATTAAATAGTATATCTACCGCAGAGGGTATGCTTCCTAGTAATTTAAATAATGCCATTAGAGCATTGATGAAAAATACTAGAGATTGGTTTAATGATTCGCAGTGGGTAGAATATGGAGATGGGGACGCTAGTTATACTGCAGCTTATGCTTCGGCAACTTCTTTTACGATAGCCGGTGTCAACGTAACTTCGGTTTATCATGCCGGAAGAAGAATAAAACTAACGGCCACAACACCTGGAACTATTTACGGTACGATTGCTAGTTCTTCTTTTTCAACAAATACTACGGTTAATGTAACTTGGGATAGCGGTTCACTTGCTAATGAAACGATAGATAATGTTTATATTGGTGCTTTATCAAAAACTAATTCTTCAATACCGGAAGGTGTAGTTTCTACTTCTACACTTGCAGACGGTTCAGTAACAACTGCTAAAATAGCAGCGGACGCTGTTGATGGAACTAAGATAGCGGACGATAGTATAAATTCAGAACATTATGTTGATGGAAGTATTGATACAGCACACATAGCAGATTCACAAATTACTACAGCTAAAATTGCAGATAGCAACGTAACAACAGCAAAAGTTGCGGCTGATGCAATAGACGGAACAAAAATAGCAGATGATTCTATAAATTCAGAACATTACGTTGACGGTTCTATTGATACAGCACATATTGCAGATAGCCAAATTACATCAGCAAAAATAGCTGATAGTGCAATAACATCAGCAAAAATAAATGATGGTGCTATTGTTAATGCAGACATCAATGCAAGTGCAGCTATTGATGCAACTAAAATACATGACGGAACTATTTCAAATACAGAATTTGGTTATTTAAATGGTGTAAGTTCTAATATTCAAACACAACTTGACGCAAAAGGAGCTTCTAATGCCAATCTAACGGCAATCGGAAATCTAGCTACTACGGACGGTAACTTTATCGTAGGAAGTGGCTCAACATGGGTTGCGGAAACAGGTTCAACGGCTAGGGCTTCTTTAGGACTTGGAACTATATCAACACAAGCGGCTAATAGTGTAGCAATATCAGGTGGAACAATTACCGGATTAGGTGCACCGTCTTCAAGTTCGGACGCAGCTACTAAAAATTATGTAGATAATTTAGTTACCGGATTAAAAACAAGAATTATAACTAGAGTAGCTACTACTGCCAATGTAGATTTGTCAAACGATTTACAAAATGGCGATACATTAGACGGTATAACATTATCTACCAATGACAAAGTATTAGTTAAGAATCAAACGGACGCTACCGAAAATGGTATTTATGACGTTGTTGCTAGTGGTACGGCTACAAGAAATTCTGACTACGATACCGTTGCAGAATTAGCCGGACAATTAGTTATTATTCAAGAGGGTTCTACAAATGCAGATAAAATTTATCTTTGCACAACAGATAATTCTGGTTCTATTGGTTCGGTTAATATTGTATTTACGATTGTTCAACCGTCTAATGTAGGTGACGTAACATTAAACGGCGTTCAAACATTAACAAATAAAACTTTAACTTCGCCTGTTATTTCGGAAATAGTTTCTGTTTCTAATGGAAATATATCGGTAGCCCCAAATGGTTCAGGTAAAGTTTTATTAGACGGTGACGGAAGTTCCGGAGGGGTTTCTGTTTCGGACGGTTTGATTGATATAAGAACCGGAACAGGTAACGTAGCAAAAGTAAAATTTTATTGTGAATCATCTAATGCCCATGCACAAACACTACAAGCAGCACCACATTC